AGGATATATATCGAAAGTTATCAGCAAAAAACCAATAGAAATAGAATGTGAGGATAATATGTGGCTACTTAAACAAATAGCATGTAAGCCTCAAGTATGGTCTAAAGATAAAACAGTAGAAGATTTATTAAAAGAACTATTAAAAGGGACTGATTTCTCAGTCAATTCTTTAGCTAATACAACAATTGGAGATTTTGTCATACAAGATGAATCGGTTGCTCAATTGCTTACAAGATTGCAAAAGGAGTACCATTTAGAAAGCTATTTTAGAGGCAATGAGTTAAGAATTGGATTCAGTATTTATGTGCCAAGCGAAGCCAAAGAATCTACATTTATTTTTCAGCAAAATATTATATCAGATAACTTAGAATTTCAAAGAAAAGACGATATAAAATTGAGTGCAGTAGTGGTGGCTAATAACGAATTAATAAGCGGAACGAATAAAAAAGGACAATCAAAAACCAAATCCGATAAAATTGAAATTTTAGTTTACCCTGACAAAACAGGGACTTTTGTATTTAAGAAAAAAGAAGAGGGAAAAGATTTTCCTGAAAACGTAGAGGGTGAAAGAAGAACGCTTAATTTTGTTAATATAACCGATTTAAACGAGTTATTTAAGCGTGGCAAGGATGAATTAGAGAAATATTATTATACAGGCTTTAAAGGCACATTTACTACATTTGCGATACCTTTAGTTAGAGTTGGTGATATTGTTAATTTAAAAGACAAAGTAATGCCAGACAGGGACGGGAAGTATAGAGTAAAGATGGTTAAATATACGGGAGGAGTTGGTGGTCATAGACAAGAAATTGAATTACATTATAAGTTATGAGATACAGTAGTGATAGGTCAATAAGAACGGCAGTTGAAACAATGTCAGGAAACTTTGGTCAAGACCGAGTACAATTATTAGTATGCAAAGTTAAGTCAGTGGATGAAGACAAGAGCACTTGCGTTGTGCTTAGTAAAAGTGGAAAAGAATCAGTTGAAATACCTAATGTATCTTTGCAAGTTGGTGTTTGCGATGGGCTTCAAATCCTACCTAAGGTTGATAGCGATGTACTTATTTTGCGTTCAACTTATCAAAGCCCTTTTGTAGTGAATTGGAGCGACATAGACAAGTATTATATTCAAGTGGGCGATAGTTCATTTACGATTGAGAATGATGGTAAAATGCAGCTAAATGATGGGTCTTATGATGGCTTAGTAAAAGTCAAAGAATTAACCGATAAAATAAATGCTTTAGAGAATTTAGTTAATAATTTATTGAACACGTTAAAGACCACGACCATACCATTAGCACCAAGTGGAACATATCCATTCGCTCCTTTGTATGCTTCATTTAATCCGATACAACCAATTACACAGCAATCCGATATTGAAAATATAAACATAACACATGGCTAATCAAGACATAAAAATTGAAGCAGATAATCCAACAGTTTATAATGGCGATTTTACTTTTCAAGAAAGCGACCAGCAACACATAGAGGATACTATCAGAGCATTTCAGGGATGGTGGGGTGAAAATCCGACAGATGGCGTAGGCGTTGGAAATTACAGAAACTCAACAAGCGAAAAGCAAGAGTTATCTAAGAATATACGTTTGCAACTTGAATCAGATGGGTATAAAGTAAATAATCCTCAAATAAGTAGCACACCAAATGGTGAATTATTAATCAATCCAAATGCAACAATATGAGAATGTTTGAATGCCAAGAGGGGCAAAGCCTAACCGATATATGCCTAAACACTTATGGGTCAATAGACTACTTTATAAAGTTATTAAATGATAATAATTTAAGCCCTTTGGATGTGCCATTTTCAGGTCAAATAGTTTATTGGGATGATTCATTGGTAGAAAATCAAAGCATTCAGCTATTAATAACAAAAAATAATATTATTTTTGCTACAATGCCAGCACCTCCATTAATTGAAAACGAGGCTTATTTGTTGCAAGAAAGTGGGGATTTTATTTTACAAGAAAACGATGAAAAAATATTACTATGAGTTCAAAGAAAATATCACAATTACCAGCAGCAGGAATATTAGACGGCACAGAAGAGTTTGCGATTAATCAATCGGGGTTAACTTCAAAGGTTACTTTAGATGAAATAAAAACTTATTCGCAGCCAGCAAATGTAATTTTATCAGAAAAAATATCATTGACAAGTTCGGCTATACGTTCTATGGGAACTAATCAAATTTTATTATTGTCAGCACCTGGAAGCGGAAAGTTTATTCAGATAATAAGTATAACATACAGAAAAATATTTATTTCTCCAGCTTATGCTACATCTACATCTGCATTTTTAATGATGGATGGTAATTCTATTGGTAGTAGTATAGATTTAAATTTCACTATTAATAAAACAAATTATAGTGCTTCTTTATCAGTAGATACTGCTGCTAATATATCAAACAAAGCTGTCTATTTAACAACATCAGATGGTGTGAACCCAACAGCGGGAAACGGGACTATTGATGTTTATATAAATTACATTATTTTAGACTTATGATAAAAGCAGGTACTTATAATATAACAATTCAAGAGGGTGATAGCGGTACTATTGTATTTACTTTCCCGAATAGTTATCCATTGGCGGGTAAAACAGCTTTATTGCAAGTTAAAAAAGACTTTCAAAGCGAAGTAATTGCGCAATTTTCAACAGATAACGGGGGTTTCACAATTGACGATGCGGATTTAATAATGAATATTTCAAGTGAAAGCACACAAGGTAAATCGGGTAAATATTTGTATGATTTACAACTTTCACAAGCTAATATTGAAACAGTACTTAAAGGAACATTTACAATTGAACCGACTGTATGCCAATAGCGCAAAACATAATAGTTGAAATTGAAGAAACACAACCAATATCGGTTGGTGTTACTAACTTAACTCCTATTGTTGTTCAAGTTCACGAAGGCGGTCAAGGAGGCGGAGGTGTTCAAAGCGTTTCGGGCAGCTTAGTAGACAATACAGACCCTGCTAATCCGATAGTAAACACGCCAACGTTTAATGAGGTACTTACAGAGGACAATGAAACAGACGGTCAAGATATTTCAATTAGCGATGGAGACCAAATACAATTTGACAATTACGCAAGAATACGCAAAGGGGCAACAGATGCAGGATTAGGAGGGCAAAAAGGCGTTGCATTAGTTTGCTCAATAGATTACGAATTAAAATGGGAAGCTGGTAGACAGTATGTAATGCAGCAAGATGGCTTTACAATTCGTGAAGTTAGCCATAATTTTACAATTACTCCAACTGTAAATGATGATGATACTAAGGGCTTTGTTGAAGATAGCAGATGGATATTAGACGATGGTACTGTATACGTTTGCTCCGATGCAACAACGGGCGCAGCTATTTGGGCTGCAATTACAAATGGAACAGTCACTTCGGTAGGGTTAACAATGCCAAGTGCGTTTTCGGTTGCAAATAGTCCTATTACTTCAAGTGGCGATATAGCGGTAACTGGTGCAGGATTAACATCTCAATACGTAAGAGGTGATGGCTCATTGGCTAACTTTCCTGCTAATGGCGGTGGTGGTGCTTCGATAAATTACTACTTAAACGGAAGCATAAATCAAGGAACTATAAGTGGCGTTACTTATTATGAAATAAATAGAACGCCAATATTGGGTCTTGGTACTAACTTTACTTTAACTAATACAAATAATTACATTGCTTCTTTCTTAACAGATGTAGCAGACCCTAATCAATTAAATATACCAGCAGGTAATTGGAATTGTGAACTTTATTTTAATGTTAGTAATAATAGTGGTAATCCATCTTTTTATATAGAACTTTATAAATATGATGGTGTTACTTTTACTTTAATAGCATCAAGTTCTACTAATCCTGAATTTATTACTAATGGTACTCAAGTAGATTTATATACTACAGCAATACCTGTACCACAAACTACATTATTAGCTACTGATAGGCTAGCTGTAAGAGTACATGTAAATACATCAGGTAATAGAACTGTAACTTTACATACAGAAGATAACAACCTTTGTCAAGTAATAACTACTTTTTCGACAGGCATAACTGCATTAAATGGTTTAACAGCACAGGTTCAGAATTTTGCAGTAGGCACAAGCGGAACTGACTTTGCGATTAATTCAGCAACAGCAACACATACATTTAATTTACCAACAGCAAGTGCTACAAATAGAGGTGCATTGAGTAGCGCAGACTGGTCAACTTTTAATGGCAAACAAGATACAATAACAGTTAATAACGTAGGAACTTTAGTAAATGGCTCTGCTGCTGCTACTCCAAATGACACAGATTTAGTTGCCACAGTTGAAAGTAGTGTACTAAAGAAAATAACATGGACTAATGTAAAGGCTTTTTTAAAGACTTATTTTGATACTTTATATGTATATACTAAGGCTCAATTATTGGGTATATTAGGAGTGTTGGAAATTACACCAACAGGCAATCCTACAACATCATCAACATCTCCGTCTGACATAACAGGTATGACTTGTTCTGTCGAAGCAAATAGTGTGTATAGGATTGTAGGTGAAGTTTATGTATCAGTTGCAGCAGGGTCAGGAGGTGCTACATTTGCAGTATCATGCCCATCAGGAGCAACAGCAAGTATTGCTTTGGTTGGAAGAACAACAGGAGGGACAGCAATATTAGATACTTTTATTTCTGAAAGTGGCGCAGTATCATCTCCTGCACATTGCAGACTTGCAGGGGGGAGTATTATTCGAGTTTATGGATATTTAAAGACCACAAATGCTGGTACTTTTACTTTTCGATTTGCAAGTGGGCTTGGTCAATTAGTTACTTGCACAGGCGATGGAACATTAATTCAATTGAGAAAGAGATGATAATAATTGAAGCGATATTTAAAGACAACGGATTTTCCCCAAAAGAGATTCCCGACACAAAGTTTGGCAGTCATTTCGATGGCGAAAAATACTATTTCTTTGAAAGCGAACAAGAAAGAAAAGCATTTTATGATGAGTTAATTAAAAACCAACCGATAGAAGATGAGATTGTGGAGTGATTTATATGAGGCCTTAATAACCATCGGAAAAAACACTAATAAATTTAGATTAAATAATTCTATAAACAAATGGTACGTAGAAGATGCGAAAGTAGAAACCATCGGAATGACTATCGGAAAAAATAAAGAAAAATGAGATTGTGGAGTGATTTATATGCAACTTTTTCGGCACAGAAAAGTTATTTAAGTTCAAAGAAAATAGAACGCTTTGTTTCATTTACAAGTGCGACATTAATTATAGTTGCCTATGCGACTTTACGACTATGTTGTGTGGCGTGTGTTGATGGGTTTGATACTGGTTCTATTGTTTTATTGAGTTCGACATTGTATGGCTATGGAGCGTACAATTCATTTTTATTAAGAAAAGAAAAAAACGAATCAAAAGATGAAAATTGATTGGAATAAAATATTTGCAGCGGTATTTGGTGTTATGCTTACAATTATAATTGGCATTACTGGAGCGTTGTATCAAATGTCTATCAAAAATAGCGAAAGAATAAGTGCTATTATTGAAAAGCATGAAGAAAGATTATCTGACATTGAAAAAGATGTAGCGATTATTTATGAAAGAATGAGTTTTATTTCACAAGATTCAAAAAAAAAGTCCGTAAATTGTAACTTTAAGCAGTACTTATGCGTAAATAGCTTTTCTGATAGGAAAAAGAAAAGGGATTCCGAAGAATCCCAATCCTAAACCAAATGAAAGCACAAAGCTAATAAAAATAAATTATGAGTTTAATAAATGTGCAAAAAAAGTTAGGATTGAAAAATGATGGTGTGTTTGGAAAGATTACCGCCAAAGCTATTCAAAATTATCTTAAGCTAACCAACGAACAAGCATCGCATTTCTTAGCACAAATTTCGCATGAAACGGGCGAATTTAGAGCCTTTGCTGAAAACCTAAACTATTCCGCCAAAGGATTACTAAAGACGTTCCCTAAGTACTTTAATGAAGCCACAGCAATACAATACGCAAATAAACCCGAAGCGATAGCAAGTAGAGTTTATGCTAATCGAATGGGCAACGGAACTGAAAGCAGTAGAGATGGTTTTAAATTCAGAGGTCGTGGATTCTTGCAATTAACTGGCAAAGAAAACTATAAAAAATTTAGTGATTATATTGGAGCGGATTGCGTTACTAATCCTGATTTAGTATTAACTGATTATTGTTTGGAGAGTGCTGTTTTTTTCTTTGATAAAAATGAACTTTGGGATTTGTGCAAAGAAGTTTCGGATAAAAATATAACTTTGCTAACTAAACGTATTAATGGGGGTGTGCATGGTTTGGCAGATAGGAAATCAAAAACTCATTTGTACTATAATTGGCTAACTAAAATCACAGCATGAAAAGACTTAATTACGACCTGCTAATTATTTTTGGCTTACTATTTATTTTAGGATTAGGAATTGGATTTTATGGAGGTTATATCTACAACAAATGCCCTGAAATACTTTCTCAATCAGTTTCGATAAGGGATTCAATAGTGCCAAAAGATACTATACCTATAACCTTGATAAAAGGCAAACCAAAGAAAGTGAAAACGGCTAAATTTACTGATTCTGTAAACATAAAAGTTGACAGTTCAATGTTTACTGTAAACAAATATCTTGACACGAATTATTATGAAACTCTTAAATTTTATCCTGATTCATTCAGAGCAAGGGCAACTGGAGTTGTTAGCGGAAATGAATTAATAGAATGGAACTTTGACTTTCAGAACTTGAAACCAGATGTGATTAAGATTATTGAACGAACAAACACAATAGAGAAAAAACAATCCTTAGTTAAAGTTTATGCAGGGCTATATGTAGGGATTGCTTTACAAGCGCAAACAATAGGTAATTATCGCGGTGGCGTTGCTTTTGATGCTATCATATCAGATAGGCATTTAATAGGCTTAAATGGCGGTTTAAATTCATTTTTACAGCCTGAGATTGGAATAAGATTTTCCGAAAAGATACGATTAAGAAAATAATTCTACCTTTGCGCTTAACCAAAACCTAAAATATGCTAATTCGTGACTACATTGTTAAGTATCCGAAATTAGAATCCGAATCTTTAATGGAGTATGGTCGCAGGGTTGCCGAATTAGCCCTCATTCGTCATGGCGATACAATAACTCCCGAATCCGTTAAAAGTGTTTTACTAAGGAATAGAAAAAGATGGGAGGTTACTCAAAGAAAAATTGGCAAGAATGGCGAAATTATTTCGCAACTAGAAAAGAACATTTCCGCAATGATGCCGTTGCCCGAAAACTTTGAATACCAAAGAATTTCAACTAATGCTAATGGCAACCAACAATGGGTTATAGCAACTCCAGCAAAGCCAAAACCAATTACAATTGAGGAAATCAAAGACTGTCTAAAGGAATTAGACTTTAGCAAGATAAATAAAGTTTACAGTAAACTACATAGTGTAAAGTCTGACAACGTGTTGAGAGTAATTATAACAGACGTTCACGTTGGTATGGAAACAAATCAGGATGGGAAAGGATTATATGGAGAGGTGTGGAATGAAAAGGTTTTAAGCAGTAGAGTAGATGTGATATTAAAAAAGGTATCACAGTTCACCAAATGCAAACAATACAAAGAAATTCACTTAATCAATTTGGGGGATTTTATGGATGGTTGGGATGGGCAAACAGTGCGCAAAGGACACAACCTACCTCAAAACATGGATAATAAAAAAGCGTTCAAAGTTGGAGTGAGTTTTTTTGTCGAATTGTTTAACGCTTTGCAAGTTTTCAAAACAAAAATAGTAGTTCACTCGATTACTAATTCTAATCACTCGAATGATTTTGATTATATCATAAATTATTCAGCCAAAGAGATTTTAAAAGCTAAGTACGGAAAAATAGAATACAACATTTATCAGCGTTTTATAGGGCACTATATCATAGGTAAGCATTGTTTTATACTTTCACATGGAAAAGATGCCAAAAACCTTAAATTCGGCTTCAAACCGATATTAGATGCAAAGCAAAAGGACAAGATAAAAGAGTATATTAAACATCATTCATTAGAGCAATACTTTTGCACGTTTGAAAAGGGCGATACACATCTCCAGTTAATAGATAATATGACTATTGACAACTGCGATTATCATAATTATTTGGCTCTTTCTCCTGCATCGGAGTGGGTGCAAACTAACTTTTCAAAAGGTCGTTCAGGATTTAATATAATGGAAGTCAACTTGAACGAAAACGAAAAAGGGCTTACAACATTTTATTTTGAATGGCAAAAACCTAAAGACTATGACTACGGAATGTAATTATGTTTGGATTTTTTATGTTGAAGATGATAGTGGCGAAAGAATAAACATAACAGTTATGACCGATACTTATTTAAACGCTATTGCTAAGATTAAAGCAATGGGAATACCTTATCTAAAAACGTGGTCTAATGTGAATGATGCTTTAAAATTAGTGGAGATTTACGAAACCGAAACAGATGAAGAGTACTTAGGGGAATAACTAAATTTCGTTATTTTATAAGGGTTGCAGAGATGCAGCCTTTTTTATTTTATGTATGTGGATAACTTTTTATTGTATTTATTTTTGATTATCAGAATTAAATATATCTTTGTCCTATTATTAACCAAATAAATACCAAATGACAACACATCACATCATTTTCGGAATCTTTCTCATCATGCTTTTTTGCTCACTTTTTGCGATTTTCACTAAGTTAATTTTAATAGAATTGCGTGAAAGTGAAAAATCGGAACTTGAACCTATGGGAACAAAAACGTGTGAAAATTCACAACAATTAGAATTTAATGCATGGGCGAATTATATTCACTCTCACAACCGCACAAAATGAAAAAAAGAGAAATAACTGGACTTGCTAAAATAGTAAGGACTTCAAAAAAAGGCTCAAAAGTAATAGTTGCAGCCTATTTAAAAGGAAAAGAACTAATTGATACCTTTAGCGAAATGGCTTATCTATACGGCAAAGAAACTTTAGAAATACAGCCTATCAATGAGGTTGAGCATTTTCATCACCAATTAAAATAAACAATGAAAAAAAAGACACCAGAAAAACCGCTCGAATTGAGCGCAAAAACAATCGCTTTAATTCGTAAGAATCGCAGCGTAAAACTCAAACTAATGGTCGCTAATGAATGCAGCGAGGGAACTCTGCAAAGATGGTTGGATAACAATGACCAACAATTAACACAAGCGACCAACCTTAATATTATCATGCATTACATCGACATTCAGGAGCATGAAGTATTGACAGAAAAAAAAGTTTGATATTTATTTTTGATTATCGAAATTAAATGTATTTTTGAATCCTATTATTAACCTAAACCAAAAACAATGATTAAAACAGACTATTTCTTTAAAATGGATGGCTTCACATTCATGGCTGATTTTGAAGTTGGCAAAAATGGAGTTGATATTTCAGGGCTTTGGCTCGAAAGCGGTATTGATGATGAACTCATAGAAGTAAAAGAGGGTTGGAGAATCCTTATAGCTGAAAAGCATTTAGCAAAAGAGTTCAAAGAAGATATTGATATTCTTAATTCCAATACGGAATATTACAGAGAGGATAACACATCTTCAACATTCAGACTAGGAGTATGAGATTCCTAAACTACTTTTGCTCGCTGGGTTGGATTGCTCAATTAGCTATTTACTTTTTATTATTCACCGCTGTAATCTTGATTGCAGCATTAATCAAATAAACCAAATGAAAACAAGTCAAACAATTACCAAAATTTCAACCGCCTTGCTAAAGGCTCAATCTGAAATGGGAACGGCAACAAAGGACGCTGCAAATCCATTCTTTAAATCTAAATATGCAGACTTAAACGCAATTAGAGAAGCGTGTATGCCAGCATTATTAGCTAATCAGATTACACTATTGCAGCCTACTATTTCAATAGATGGCAGAAACTATGTAGAAACCATTTTAATTCATGAGAGTGGCGAATGGCTATCGTGCGAAACTGAAATAATTTATTCAAAGGTAAATGATGCGCAGTCGCAAGGTAGCGGAATTACTTATGCAAGACGTTACGGAATGCAATCATTCTTAAATGTTGGAGCGGATGATGATGATGGCAATAAAGCATCTATGCCAGCAAATGACATCGTTTTAATTGAGATTCAAAAGAAGCTATCTAAATGCAATAACCTTGACGAATTAGGTCTTTTATACGATTCTTTAATTCCAGTTGAGCAAAGCAAATCAAAGGCATTATTCACTAAACGTAAAATCGAACTAAATGGAAAATAGAACAGCATCGGAAATGCTTTATGAAAGCATTAAGAAATATTTGCCTAAAGACTGTATGTCTAAATCTATAATTGATTTTTATGTTGAAAACGCTATTGAATACGAAATTTTAATGCAAAAATCATACTATCTAAATGGCATAGAGGAAAGAATGGTAAATGGAGCTAACTGGAGGTCTTTTAACGAAAACCCTGAATGCAATGGAAAATAAAAAGGGGTGCTTTAGTGCCAGTAGAATCGGAGATTTGATGGCAGGTGGAACAGGCAAAACCGCATTTAATTACATCTTTGAAATAGCCGAAAACTTAAACGGACTTAAAAAAGAAATCAGTACTAAACCAATGTTGCATGGAATAGTAAACGAAGTAACGGCAATTGAGATACTCACCTCTATTTACGGAGGTGAGCCAAATCAAACATTTTATAAAGTGAATGATAAACTTGGAGCTACACCTGACGCTATTTCAGAGGGCAAATGGGTAGCGGATAGCAAATGTCAATACTCAATATTCAATTACTTTGAACAGTGCGATAAACTGGCTAAAAAGTACTATCTTCAATTACAGGTGCAAATGATGGCTTTGAAAGTTGACTATGGCTATTTAATTAATTATCTAACGAAGCCTGAAGAGTTTGGTCAAGATGACTGGAGCGAATATCCTTTTCCACTTGAAGAAAGATTTTACATTCATGAAGTTCCAAAAGATGAAGAAACGTGCGATAAGATTTTAGCAACGTGTGAAGAAAAATATCCTTTAATCGGAGTTGCAGATGAACTATTAAGGAACGCCAAAATAATGGATGAAGATGAATTTTTTTACATGCAGTTTGTTAGTAAAAAAAGGTATCAAAAGCTAAAAGACATTAACTGGGTGAACTGGGATGGTGAAGTAATTATTAACGATAAAACAGCGTGGGTATGCAAATCATAAACAGACGTAAACAAGTAACATTTTCAAGATTCTACGAAAAGGAATATGAGCCTAAGACATTTTCACATATCCATTTTATGGTTGGCAAAAAAAAGCCACAGCCAAAAGACGTAAAAAACAATGTCGTAAAGCATGATGAGTTACTAAAGATTGTTTCAAAAGTTACCGAAATTTCACTTGAAAAATTAAAAGGTACATCAAGGCTTACTAATATTGTAATGGCAAGACATATCCACTTTTATCTTGCTTATAAGCATTGCGGATTGACTGTTACTGAATTAGGAAAATTAAATAATAGACATCATGCAAGTGTGATTAATGGCAGGGATAGGATAGCAGCAGATTTGAAATTCGATGGCAAATACACCGAGAAGATTAGGGATTATATTGGTGAGATAGTGGCGAGTATTAATTAACGTTTTGCAGCTATGCGCTCGTTTTAATGGCGCATAGGTGCTGTTAGCTGCTGTTTTTTTCTCTTTGATTTTCAGCACTTTAGAAAATAAATTAAAAATATCTTTGAAATAGTTTGCATAATCAAAATAAGGTTGTATATTTGTATCGTTGAAAGCAATTAAGCACAACACTAAAAACAAACAAAATGGAAATTATATTAAGCACATTAAAATCTAAAACAGTCAAAATGCCAATTTTTGCTAATGGTCAATTCTTATACACAAAAGGACAAACAAAGACTTTGAAATGCAAGGAAGTTGGGTTTGAGATTTTTTTACATACATATCAAACAGATTTATATTCAGATGGTCAAAAAGATACATACTTGATTAATTCAAAAAAAATAAAAAATGTATTTAATGACTAAAAAAAAAGAAACAAGGGGAGGCACTCGGCAAGGGTCGGGTGCTAAACCTAAATACTTGGAACAAACTAAAACAGTTGCTTTTCGCTGTCCATTGTCAAAAGTTGATGAACTGAAATTAATTATTAAGTCTAAACTTTCGGAGTGGTCGGTAAAATAGCAACTAACGGTTTGCCGCTTTGCGAAGGCGGGGTATAAATAGCACTAAATTTTAAAATTAGAACAATGATTGATAATAGCACTAAACTTCAAGATAGCACGCAGCCCCCGCTTTTGCAAAACGGCTGTTATACGCAGCCTTTTTCAGAAGATGAAATAAAAGTACCAGATTTTGAAAACGAGTATATTGTTTCAAGAAATGGGTACGTTAAAAACGTCAATACAGGAAGGATTTTAAAACCAACAAAAAAAGAACAATTTACCGTAAACCTAAGAAGTGGGAAAAAACATAAACAATACAGCTTAAACAGATTAGTTTATTCTTTATTTAATAATGTTAAGTTGCAAAGAAACCACTTAGTAATTCCGAAAGATGGAAACCCGTTGAACTGCAATTTAGATAATTTAAAGCTAATAACAAAAAGGAATTTTGTAGCAGCAAAGATGAGTAATAAAACGGGATTAACAGGTGTTTACAAAATGGATGAGTACCAATATTCAACAAGAATTTGCTTTGAAGGTGTAGAAGTTAATCTGCACTCATCCGTTGATATGATTGAATGCCATAAAATATATCAACTAGCAAAAACAATTCTTGAGGAATATGATAGAAAAAAAACAGAAATTTTATCAAATATGGCTAAGAATAGATTGATAAACAAATCTGTAAATAGTGGTGTTTTTTAAGGTTGCGTATAACGTTATCGGGCTTGGCGAAGTGGCTTTTGTGCGTTGGCTTGTGTGTCGGAAAGCCATTTTGCCAAACCCGTGTTATAAGCTGGCTGCGGTTAATTAACCACTAAACTCAAATCGAAGCACTAAACAAAAGAATTAAAAAAAAAGAAGGGATGGCAAAAAAAGATTTAATATACAGCGACCAACAAAGTATGTTTGGAGCAAGAGAAATAATAGGCTTTGGCTCTACTGAATTTTATATAAAAGAAATGGATAGAAACAAAGCGATTGAAGTAATTGTAAAAAACCACTATTCAAAAAAGGTGTTTAATAACTCTTATATTCATTTAGGATGCTACATAAATAATGAATTGCTTGGTGTTTTACAATTTGGACACTTACTGAATAACTTATCCGTTGGGACTTTAGTTGAAGGCACAAACGCAGGAGAAGCATTAGAACTAAATAGAATGTGGTTTGATGACAAAGCAGAAAGGAATAGCGAAAGTAAAGCATTAAGTTATTGCATCAAATACATTAGAAGCAAATTTAAAACTATGCAATGGATACAAAGTTTTGCAGACCAAAGATGTGGAGGTTTTGGAATAGTTTATCAGGCTGCAAACTTTAGTTATTATGGTGAACACACTTCGGACTTTTACGAAATTGACGGAGAATTTTACCACCAAATAATGCTTACAAATAATGGTAGGAGTGCATCAAATAGCAGTAAGGCGAAAAGACTAAAGGCAACCAAAGACGAAGCTATAAAGCACACATTTAGACAATTTAGATACATTTATTTTATGAACGCAAAAACAAAACAAAGATGTAAATTAAAGGAAATGCCATATCCAAAGCACTATGCTGAAAACCCTAACAACTTTGAAAAAGTTGAAGCGGGTGGGCTTTTTTTTAATTCTTTTGAAACGGAATTGTCAAACGAAGCAGGAACGTAGCAGCTTGCTTATAACTACTGGCTAAGAGAATGTTTTAAACCAAACCTATGTATACCAACGATTTGGAAAATAACCATGTCGAGAATTACCAACAATTTAAAGACAATTACAACAAGATTGTCGATGATTGCCGACATTTAAGAGATAGTGCAGGATTCACACAATCATTCATGGCTAACTGGTTAAATGTTGGTCGGTGGCGAATAATAGAATTTGAATCGAAAAAAAAGATAGATTTGGAACTGCTTTTTAGTTATTCGGATAAACTTTCAATAGACATATTCATTAACCATAAAATCAATTAAAATGACACAAAAACAAGCGATTTTTAATGCCTTACTTTCAGGCGAAGTGTTAACAACTTTAAAAGGAGTAAAAGAATTTGGAACTGTCAAACTGCCAACTCGAATAGATGAGTTGGAGCGCAAACACAAGTTTTACTGCAAACGAAAAGGAATAAAATTTAAGACCAGATACGGTACTGCAGGATATTATTATGAGTATCAAATGAAATCTACTGACAGAAAAAATCTTAGAAAATGTATAAAATAAAACGAGTAAGCAACAAGCTAATTGCCTTTGATGTAATTGGCAATGAAATCGAAAATCTGAAATCCGACTTTGAATTTGATTTTGGCGATTTAAAAGGAGTTAAGCTATCGGAAGTTACAGACATTCAAAGACTTCGCCAAATGCTGCCAAAGTTTCAATTTAGTAGCGGATTAAGAAACACCATCGAGAATCGAATTAAAGAACTTGAATACCTAACAAAATGAAAGCACTAAAAGAACTGGAGGAAACTTTACTTTCTAAATCGCATGATTACGGAAAAGAATTTGAAGTATTTGAATTTGCTGCGGATTATGCCCAAATAGACGTGGAAAAGGTATTCATGGTAATGATAGCTATTAAGATTGCAAGGCTGCGGAATTTGCAAGGTAAAGAAGCTAAAAACGAAAGCATAGCAGACACTTTGAAAGACTTAGCTGGATATTCGATTATTTATAAATCTTTTTTGGATAAAAATTTGTATACTAAGGAATAAAAGTTATATTTGCAATAAGATTCGTGCAAGAATCATTTAAAACTTATTGCCTCTCTTTGTTACCGTTGGTTGCACACTTCGGTATTCATTGGGGGGCTTTTTTATTTTATGAGTACATCATTAATTTTTAAAGACGATGAAAACAGCGAGCAAAGACTTGAAGTTTTTTATTCAGCAGAAAATAGATGCTATATTCAAGTCGGAAAACTTGATGAGGATTTCCATTGCGGATGGGTTACGTTAGATTCAGATGATTTAACGGTTTTAATAAATGAACTGCAATCTATAAAAGCTAAAATTGATTTGAATGAATAGTTATGAACTTTCCAGAAAGTGGTTCGATTTTGCTTTTAGTAACCCATCAAAAATAAAACCAGTGCATGGAATCTTATATTTCTTTTGTATTGAACATTGTAATAGATTAGGTTGGAAAAAGGAATTTGGTCTACCTACAACTATGGCAAAAGAAGCTGTTGGGATTAGGAGTTATAATACTTACATAGATGCTTTAAATGATTTAGTTGAATTTGGCTTTATAAAGTTGGTTGAAAAATCAAAAAATCAATACTCAAGCAACATAATTGCCCTATCAAATTTTAATAAAGCACATGACAACGCACTTGATAAAGCATTAATAAAGCACACGACAAAGCAAAGTGAAAGCACTGTACAAAGCATTGATAGTATAGATAAACAATATAACAATGAACAATATAACAATAAACCAGAAAAGAAAGATGTGTTTAATTTTAAGTCTGAATTATTAAAACTTGCAGAAAATAAAGATTTAGTAGAGGATTGGTTGAGAGTGAGGAAAACCAAAAAGGCTACAAACACTAAAACAGCTTTAAATTCTTTTTTGTCTGAAATAGAAAAAAGTGGCATGAGTGTAGATTATGTTTTATATATGTGTGTAAATAAGAGTTGGTCAGGATTCAATGCTGAATGGATAAAGTCTGATTCTATAACACCGAAAAGCAATATTGCAAAATCAATTTTAGAAGGAGATACAGGATGGTAACTATATACAAAAACATTTTTGACAAAACACCAAATTACATTCCAGTCGAAAAGGCTTTGGAGCGAATAAGAATTGGTAAGTCAAAAGAAAAGATTGATGAAATCAGAAATCAGCTCGATAAAGAGCGTAGCAATAAGCTAAAACAGAACCTACCGAGTGTTTGTTTCTCAGGCGAATTTAGAGAAAGAACGGATATTGGACTGATTAATCATTCAAAACTAATCTGTTTAGACTTCGATAATTTAGATGATGTTAATCATGAAAAATCTTTATTGTGTGCAAATGAGTTTATTTATGCTTGTTGGATTTCACCAAGTGGAAACGGATTAAAGGCGCTTGTAAAAATAGCAGACGGGAAAAAGCATCGTGAGCATTTTCAGGCACTTAAAGAATTATTCCCTGAAATAGATAATTCAGGCATAAATGAATCTCGTGTGTGTTATGAAAGTCACGACCCTGAAATATACATAGCTGAAAAACCAAGCGTATTTCGCAAAATTAAGGCAATAGAGCAACAAACAACCTACGAGCGTAGTAATTATGCAGAAAGTTTCCAAAAGTTATTAAAATGGCAAATAAACAAAGGGAACGCATTTGCAACTGGTGAAAGAAATATATTCCTTTTTAAACTTGCTGGGGCTTGTTGTAGGTTTGGAATAGCCGAAAGTGATACTATTTCTTTATGCGCTTTTGAATTTCAAATCGGTGGTGATTCTTTTCCATTTTCAGAATTGGAACGAGTAGTAAAATCTGCATACCGACAAAACAAATCCAAATATGGAACGGCTCAATTTGAACGTGAAGTACTTGTTGAAAAGGTTAATCGAAAAGAAATAGAAATTGATGCTGATATTTTTAATCCTGACATAAAACCTAAAGATGTAATTTTTGGCGAAGATGTGAAGGCAGATGCTTTAAAGATTTATGATAGCGGTTACGAACAGCTTTATGGAATAGGAGTTGAGGATATTGATAGTCATTTTAAGCTAAAAAGAGGTGAAATAACCTTATTGACTGGAATAGGAAACTATGGAAAATCTACTTTTTTGAAGTGGTATATGCTTATGAGGGTTATTCTATATAAGGAAAAATTCGCATTGTTTTCTCCAGAGGATAACCCTGCTCATGAATTTTACCATGATTTAGTAGAGATATATTGCGGAATGAAATTAACACCCGATTCAAATTACAGAGTTAGTAGAAGTGAATACGAGCGGATTTATGACGAACTATCAAAGCATTTTTTCTACGTATATCCAAAAGAAATAAGTCCGACCCCTGAATACATCAAAGAAAGATTTTTGGAATTAGTGATTAAGGAAAAGGTTAGCGGATGCATAATTGACCCTTTTAATCAAATGACAAATGAATACGCAAAAAGCGGAGGTCGCTCTGATAAATATTTAGAAACCTTTTTAGCTGATTGCAGCCGATTTGCTCAACAAAACAATATTTACTTTTTTATTGTAGCGCACCCCAAAATGATGGTTAAGGATTCAACTGGCAATTATCCATGCCCAGATGTATTTGATATTGCAGATGGAGCAATGTGGAATAATAAAATGGATAACATATTGGTATATCACAGACCAGAACACCAAAAGAATCCTGATTCAACAGTCTGCGAATTTCACACTAAAAAAATAAGACGGCAAAAAGTAGTAGGTAAAAAAGGAATTGCTATTTTTAATCTTCACAGAGGATTTAGGAGGTTTGTATTTGAAAGTGGAGACCCTATGGCAAAACTAATTGAAAACAAAAAAGATGAAGATTACCCAGACTGGTGCTTTTGAGTTATGGATAAGCAGATTTAAGGATAGGGATTCCATATTCGAATAAGGAATATATGAAAAAATGCAAAATTTGTAAAGCAGAGTTTGAGCCTAAAAAGCCATTACAATCAGTTTGTGGCTATGAATGTGCTTTGACCTATGCCAAAGGTAAATTAGCGGAAAGACAGGCTAAGGAATCTAAAAAAAGGCAATCAGAGCGCAAAGAATCACTAAAAAAGAAATCCGATTATTTGAAAGATGCCAAAAAAGTATTTCAACTTTGGATTAGGAAAAGAGATTTTGACCAACCTTGCATTAGTTGTGGATGCAAAGAATCGAATCAATGGGCAGGTGGTCACTACTTTAGCGCATATCCTTTTACTGGATTAATATTTGAAGAAACTAACTGCCATAAACAATGTAACTCTAAATGTAATAAGTTCCTAAGCGGAAACTTAACTGAATATCGAAAAGGACTAATTCAAAGATACGGAATCGAATACGTTGAAAATTTGGAACGGCTATCAGAAACGCAAAGAACAAAGGCATGGAGCAAAGAGGAATTAATTGAAATGAAAAAAAAATACCTTAACTATCTAAAAAATTATTAAATTTGTAGCTAAATTCACTAACTATGGAAATCACAAAGGACAATTCAGGACTAATTTTCAAAAACACAAAAAAGTCAGCCGACAATCACCCTGACTACAAAGGTCAAATCAAAATAGACGGCAAAGTAAAAGACATCGGACTTTGGGTTCGTAAAGACAAAAACGGAGTTAGCTACTTTGGAGCTGCTTTAACTGAACCAATGCAAAAAGAATCTAAACCAATGGATTCAGTAAAAGATGACTTGCCATTCTGATATGAAACTAATTGATTTGCCAACTGAAAAAAGAAGTTTAACTGAAAATGAGTTGCATTACTATATTCAATATACAGACATTAATCAAATTGAAGATATTAGTATGTATAAGATAAACAAAGATTTTAAGAATCCAGTAATTATTGAAAAGGGTTATGGTCAACAAGCTACAATGTATTTAATAGTAGCCGAAAAATCAACACAATGAAAAAAACAATGACAATTACATTCCTTTTAGTATGGTTTGTAATGGATATAACAAAATGCTCAAAACCGCCCCTTTGCCCAAAAGAAAGCGAAGTGATAATAGCCAACCTCTTAAAAGGCAATTTCATGGTCAAAATCAATAACAACATCTTAGGAGATGAAATGAATGAAAACCCAAAGATAACTCTGCCTAAAGGGATTTATCCTTTGGAGATACTCGACATTCAAAAAAGAGTTGTAAGACGCGATACAATCGAAGTAAAGCCATGTCAAACTGTTTATTATAATATTTAAACCAATTGATTAACAAATAGTTTTATCTATAATAGATTATGGCTAAGGGTGCTAAAACAGGAGGGCGAACTAAAGGAGCAGTTAATAAGACAACGGCATCAATGAAGCAATGCGTACAATCGACTTTAGAATGGCTACAAGACCAACCAAGAGTTAATATGCGTGACTGGTCAAAAGAAAACCCAACTGAATTTTACAAGATAGCAGCCAAACTAATCCCAACGGAAATAAGCGCAAATGTAGAGATGACAAAAAAAGAGTTACCTCCGTTTATGAAAGCAAATGAAAGCCAATCCTAACTTTGATTATCTGCATGAGAAAGTAAACGACCAACGGATAACCCTTTTACAAGGTGGCACGAGGTCGGGTAAAACTTATTCAGCTATCCTATTTCTAATTGATTACTGCTTACTTTACAAAGGCATGGAAATAGATATTTGCAGAGATACTTTTACCGCTTTAAAGGCTACAGCATGGAAGGACTTTAAAGATGTTCTAATGTCATTAAATCTTTATGACGATAGGAATCACAATAAAACCGACCATACATACGATTTAAGCGGAAATACAATCAGTTATTATGGAGCGGACACACCCGATAAAATACATGGAAGGTCAAGGGATATACTTTGGATTAACGAAGCACACCAATTTCCACAAGAAACAATTGACCAATTATTCCCGAGAACAAGGCATAGAATTATTTGCGACTATAACCCAGCATTAGGATTAGAACACTGGCTCGACCCTTATATTGAAAAATACCCTCCTTTAATTACAACCTACAAAGACAATCCCTATTTAACAGCAGCGCAAGTTGAAGATATTGAAAGCAGAAAGCACAATGATTATTGGTGGAAAATTTATGGAAGTGGAGAAAGGGCAACAAGGGAGGGTTCAATATTTACGAATTGGACTATTGGAAATTTTAACAATTCGCTTCCTTATGCTTATGGTCAGGATTACGGATTCAGCATTGACCCGACAACATTAATAAAAGTTGCCGTTGATGAAAAAACAAAAACTATATTTGCAGATGAATTACTTTATTCAAGTCAAGGGATGGGAACGGATGCTATTTTACAAGCGAATAAACAACTGATTAGCAAACCAACTGATTTGATTATCGGAGATAATTCAGAGCCGAGACTAATTGACGATTTGAAGCGAAAAGGATTAAACATAATTGGATGTGAAAAGGGACAAGGGAGTGTATCAGCAGGAATAACTAAAATGCAAGATTATCGACTAATAATAACCGAACGAAGCCATAATCTAAAAAAGGAATTATCTAATTATGTTTGGAATGATAAGAAAGCAGGAATACCAGTTGATGCCTTTAATCACGGAATTGACTCCCTTAGATATAGTTTTCAACATTTGACTAAACAAAAATACGCTACTACTATAAAACGAAATTCACTAATATGATAACCTCAAGTATTGGAACTCAAATAATTCAAATACCAACTTCATGGCATGACGTGCCGTTCGAAAGATTTATTAACTGGATGGATTGCGAAACAGCATTGGAGCAAGTCAGTTGTTTACTCGATGTTTCTAAAGACCAGTTAGAACGACTCAATAGCGAATCTTTGGCTTCGATTATGTTAGCTACTTCATTCATGAGTGAATTGCCCGATGCCTATGTAGCTGAAGAGAATAAAATGGATATTGGAAAAGAATCCTATGGTAAAGTTGAAGTTGCAAAGGCTCATTTAATTGCAGCGGAAAAACCATTTAAAGCAATGATACCTATACTAAAAGTATATACGGATGTGGACTATTCAAAGCTACCAACTACCATTTCATATCCTTTGGCTGCTTTTTTTTTGAACAGTTATCACGATTTTTTGACAAATACAAGCGATTAAACGACTATAAACCCACACAAGCAGAGGTTTTGGCAGATGTGGATAGGTTTAAAAAGTTTGGGGCTAAAATGACCATTAAAACCATTGGTGAAAAGTATCACAAAACAATGAGTGAAGTAATGGCTTTGCCAGCGGAGGAAATATATGAAGTCTTATTAATGGACTTTGAGGAAAGTATGTACAAAAAAGACCTCGAGGAGGCGTATCGGATGCTTCAAAAAAAATAAGGCTAACAAAATAAAACGCTATTTAAATTGATTACTTTTGTCCAATGTACAAAGATTTTGTCGATACCATAAGAGAGATAGCCTTTGATATAAATCCGAATGGTACTTTTTATCATGGCAGAGTATCGGATGCAAACTTAGCTATTGAAAAACAATCTTTGCCACAAATACATTTATATCCTTTTACAATTAGCAGAGCCGACCAAAACCAAGCAGTCGATACTATTCCTAACGTATTAATAGCTTTAATCTTCCAAGATACTCCACACACCAATGATGAAGAAAGACTCGAGATAATCGAGCAAGCGGATATTATGCAAAGAAGATTAGAGCAATGGCTAATTGCTAAGAATGTTCAATATACAGGTTATCAAGCAGAGCCATATTTTAAGCAGTTTAACGGAATCACAAGCGGAATGTTTGTGAGGTTTAATGCTAAAGTAATTTCAACGGTTGTTGATTGTTTACCAACTGAAATAGTATAAAATGGACTTCAACGAATACTTAAATAAATTAGGACTTGAGTTAACTGATAGGTTGGTTAAAGATATTCAGACTAAAAGAGTGACCAAGTATGGAGCTGTTAATGCTTCAGGGCGTTTGGCTAAGTCAGTTCGTTACGATGTCAAGAACTCTACTTTAACTGTTTATGCCGAGCAATATATCGGTGCTTTAGAGTTTGGTAGAAAACCTACAACAAACGGCAACAAACCAGGCAAACTTAAAGATGTAATTAGACAATGGATTGATGAAAAAGGTATAACACCAAAAGACGGGATTAGCAAGGATTCATTAGCTTTTTTGATTACTCGAAAAATACACAGAGAGGGTACAACTATTTGGCAACAAGGCGGTTCTGATTTAGT